TCAGATATATTGTAGTAGTTAGGGGTTAAAGTTATCATAAACATTAGCTTCTAACATTAAACGAAGTCCGCCTTTCTCTTGATTTAAGCTCTGCCTTACTTAAGTTGATTAGCTCCATTTGGCCTTTTTCAATTATACGAGTTCTGTATCTCTCGAAGTCCATTACAGGGAATAGATTCAATGGAGTTGTACCGATCCAGCCTTGATAAATTTCATCATTTACATCTGTATTGATTAAAATATAGTTTTGCAACTGTCCCGTCTTAAATACAATTGCGGTATATTCATTTCCAATATCGTCTAAAAATCTAATTCCAGTAGGTGTTTTAGGTAGTTTCGGATATAATATTCCCATAAAACTAAATATTTCCTCTTTTATATCCCAACGACTTAAACGGTCTATATTGCTTTCTCCATAATAAGTGTAAGAAGTTCCTTTGATATACTTATAGTCTCCTGGCGCTGTCCCGCCATAAATTTTTGATTTACCAGAAAGAACTTTCCCATTTTGGATTTTTTCAAAAGTTAAGTTTTCGTAAGTATACCACTTTGTAATTATATCGAACGTTATCTTTTCGCTAAAAGTTCCGTTTTTGCCGTAACCCTCTGTCTTTGTGACATCTGCTAAAGCTAAATCAGCATATACCTGAAAAATTTCTGTTTGATATTCAAGTGTAACGAATTTTTTGCTAAGAATATCATTTACGAAGTCTTTCATTAATTGATAATTTTCTTCTAAACTTTCGCCAAACGTTTCTAGTTTAAATTCTATTTGAGGTTGAGTAATTGAGCGTGTTCCCATTACTCCAATACCATTACTTTGCCAAATATTATTAGTTGATTGTAGCCCTAAATTAGAGGGCTGGTAAAATCTAACTTTTCCATTTGTAACGTCCCAAACTTTATCATCTGTTCCGTCTAAGTTGGTATGTATTTTGTACTGTCTTACCATTAAGCCCTCCCTAGTTCAAATTCTCGTCTGATTGCACGTGCTAAGTTAGAAACGTCTTGACCAGCTCCACCTTGTACGTTGAATGTGTTATATGTTCTATTGTCGCTTGATACGCTGTTCGTACTCAAACCGTAACCGCTAGAAGATAAATTAACATCTGTTAAGCCCACTACCATAGAGCCTTTGAATAGTCCGCCAAGTTTACCAGCGATACCATTAATAGCTCCTGATATATTGTTAATTGTATTTGTTACACCACCTAGAACGCTGTTTATCGTGCTACTGATCCCGCCGAATAGTCCGCTAAAGAAACTACCAAGCCCACTGAATACTCCTATTATTGCATTATAAGCATTAGAAGCGAACCCAGCAAAGGCGCTGAATGCTCCACTAACTGCATTTCTAGCACCATTGAACACTCCACTAAAGAAGCTAGCGACTCCGCTAAATACACCTGAAATCCTTGACCATGCGTTAGAAGCAAAGCCACCAAGAGAACTGAATACTCCACTTACTACACCACGAACAGCGTTGAATATGCCACTAAAGAAACCAGCTGCTGCACTCCATATTGAGCGAACTACTCCCCAAGCACTAGAAGCAAAACTTCCGATCGCGCTAAATACTGACGAAACTACTGAACTAACAGCGTTAAATATTCCACCAAAGAAACCTGATAGGCCTTTCCATGCACCGATAACTAACTGGTAAGCACCGCGAATAATAGCCAAGATAAGTTGAAAAGCTACATTAATAATTGATCCTATTAGGTTAAATATAGATTGATAAAAACTAATTAATGGTTGGAAAGTTGTGACGAACCAGTTATAAGCGTCTGTTACTGCACTAGCTATTGTAGCGAAAACATTAGTTATAATCGTCACTATTCCATTCCATAAGCCACTAAAAAATTCTGTTATTCCGTTCCATATGGTTTTTGTACCCTCGACTGTGGAAGTCCATAACTCACTAAACCAAGTACCTAAACCAGTAAAGAACTGTTTAATAGCTTCAATTGACTGCGATAAGAAGTTCACAAAACTAGCCCAAACCTTTTTACCTGTTTCGGTTTGAGTGAAGAAATAAACTAAACCAGCAACAATAGCTGCGATAGCTATACCAAGAGCTACGAATGGGTTGATAGCCATAACAGCATTGAAAGCGCCTTGTATAGCTGTTCCGATTCTAACTATGTTATTATATATCTCGAAAGCCTTAATGATTCCATTAATAACTTTCAAAGCAACGAATGCACTAGCCAAAGCAACTAAAGCTACCTTTATATTATCCATTGCGCTTTTACTTTCACTAATTTTTTAAGAAAATCAGCTATTTTTTTCGTAACTTCTGAAAATTTACCAGCAAATACAGTTATGCTCTTTGCTACGTTATCTATACTTGTTGCGTTTTTCGTTGTTTCTTTATTTATTCCGAGAAATGAATTGATAACATTCGCTATAATAGAAACTATGGAATCAAATGCACTTTTTATGTTATCCCAAGCCTCTAAAAACGCTAAAGTGGCTGCATTTTCTTGAAGTTTTTGAAACAAGTCTTGAAAATACTTAATTACATTTGTTACAGCTTTACCAGCACTTTCGCCCCAGTCAGACATCTGGTCTATTAAGCTACTAATGATAGGTGTTAAAGCGTCAAGTGTAGGAAGTAATGCTAGTGATAATGTTTCATTGAAACTATCCCAAGCGTCACCAATAGTAGTTACTCCTCCACCACCTGCTTTACCAAGTTTCTGCATAGCCTTATCCAGCATTTCAACCGATATAGCACCTTCTTCACTAGCGGCAGCAAACGAACCATACTGTTTTAACGCTGGGTTCATTTCCATAACAGTCGATTTAAGCGCTGAACCAAGAGCTGTGTTATTATCTGTTAGCTGATTGATGTTTTCAGCTGTGACTTTACCACTTGCTGACATCTGACCGTAAGCCTGAACTACACCTTTAATTGTTCGCCAGTACCACCAAATGCTTGGTTAGCTTTTACTAGTGCTTCTGTTTTACCAACGGCCGACTTAGCAGTATCCCCTAAACCAATAAAGGTCGTTGAAAGTTTAATAGTATCTTCAGTATTTGCGTTTGTATCTTTAGCAAGATTTTGCATAGATTTGCTTACATAATCAAACTCTTGCCCATTGCCTTTGAACTTCATTGTATTTTGCAATGAAATCATGGCTTTTTGAGTATCCATTGCGTCAGATACCCAGCCTTTTAAGCCATTACCAACAGCACTAACAGCACTTGCACCAATTTGCCTGAATGCACCAACCGCAATTTCTCTAAGACCGCTAAAGCGTGACTTCATGCCGTCAATTCCGCTATTAACGCCCTTGGTATCCATTTTAGCTTCAATGTTCCAAGAACCTGAACTAATAGCACCCTCGACTTGCCTAATTTCGCCCTCTAACCTGTTAGCTTGTGTTTCTGCTGTGCCTAAATCTCTAGTAAGTTGTAGCCATTTCTTTTGACCTGCTGGTGAGCTTTTGTCAACCGTAGAAAGTTCTTCTTTTAGTTTTGTTGCTTTGTCACGTGATAAGCCCAACTGCGTTTGTAAATTCTTTTGCAATTGTGCCATTTTTCCGGTATTTGTCGGGTCAAGTTTTAGAGCTTCACGTAAGTTTTTAGCTTCTCCTCTAAGCCCTGACATTGCGGTATTAACGCCTTTAAGTGAGTTCTCGAATTTCGTGGTATTACCGTATATCTCGACCTCAAATGTTGCATTACTTGCCATTACATACCCTTTCTTTTACGCCTTTTCTCTTTTTCTTTTTCCTCTTTCTTCTTCTCGGCAATAAGTTCGATTAATTTATAAACAAGTTCTAGTTCCATTTCCATGAACTGTGTTATATCAATTTCATTATTGCCTAAAACAGTCAAAAGTTCTAAAGTTTTGTTTTCCTTTACAGTATCTTTCTTTTTCTTAATCAATGAACTAGAAGAAAAGAAGACCATATCGTCTTCCGTTTCCTCTTTTTCTTTAATAAAAACAGTTTTACAGAAGATATTGATTAACTCGTTAGTTGTAGGGAGCTCTGTTTTGTCGTCTAAGGCATTTTGTAGCCCTCCGTTACAATCTACCCAAAGTATCAATAACTTATCTGTAAAGCTCTCCATTTGCTCTGTAAAGTCATCAGGAATATATCCAGCGACAAAAGAATTTTGTAAGTCTGCAAAGTTTTTCAAATCTGTAATAAAGTCCGAACCAGTTAGTTCTAAGTATCTAATTGCATGTTTTAAAATCATTTACAGCCCTCTCAGCTCATTAAATTTCTTTCTGCCACAGTTCGACTAGTTCTTTAAGCCCTTTACCGTCAGTATCGAACTCAAAGCTAGTACGGAAGTCTGAGAAGTCGCTTTTAGCTTTTACAATGTTATCTTGGAAAAGAGCTAAGTATAAACCATATTGAACAAATTCCATTACATCAGTAATTTCTCCGTCTTCTTTTTTAAGTTCTGTATCCATTGCTTTCTGTTGCTGGAAAAGGTCTTTACCTGTAATCATTTTTAAAATTTACGTGCTGTACTCAATTGTTTTGCCATTTTGTTTTAATATTCCTTTGAGATAATCTTCTATTTTTTCCCATGCTATATCTTGCTGGGT